AGGTCAGGCGCAGGGTGATAAGAACCTCATCATCAACGGAAATATGGCTGTCTCGCAGAGGGCCACGCAAGCTACTGGTATAACCACAACAGGCTTTAGAACGGTTGACCGCTTTAGAACATCACTCACGAGTTTGGGAACGTGGACAGAGGACCAGTCTACGGACGCTCCTGATGGTTTTTCAAACAGCTTTAAACTCACCTGTACTACAGCAGATGCTTCTCCTAGTGCTTCAGAGCAACTAGAAATGCAATATACTTTTGAAGGTCAAGACTTACAAGTATTTAAAAAAGGTACAGCTAATGCAGAAAAGTTTACTTTAGCATTTTGGGTTAAATCAAATAAAACTGGTACTGGAAATATTCAATTTAAAGATAAAGATAATTCAAATAGACAATGCACACAATCATATACAATTTCTAGTGCTAACACATGGGAGCATAAAGTTTGTGTATTTGGTGCAGATACGACAGGTGCTTTTGATGATGATAACGCAAAAAGTTTAATTATTAATTGGTGGTTAGGAAGTGGCACAGATTATTCTAGTGGCACAGCTAATCATGGTGTTTGGGAAGCACAAGATAATACTAAAGTTAATAGTGGTGGCACATTAAACATTAATGATAACACAGCTAACGATTGGTCTATTACAGGAATACAACTAGAAGTAGGCGAATATACTTCTTCTACTATACCACCTTTTCAACATGAAAGTTTTGGAAATAATTTAGAAAGATGTCAAAGATATTTTTATAAAACAACTGATATGGGGACAGCAGTTGGTACAGCAGAACTGGGGAATATAACTAATTCTTCTGTTGAGTGTTCTTGGTCAATACCAACAACTATGAGAACTGAGGGAACAGTAACTATACACGACTCGGCAGGGACAACAAATAAAGTTAATTATTATTCTGGTGGTTGGCAAACTGGTGGCACTGTTAATGCCTCTGATAAACAAGGAGAAAGTACACTTCATGTTAATTCAGCTAATGCCAGTTGGAACGCAAATTTATATGTGGATTGTGAATTATGATAACTAAATGTAAAAAACAAAAAATTAGTAATGGATTAAAAACTATTATTTTAATGACAAGAGATGGAATTACTTCTTCTGTTCCTATGAACGAAGCTAACACAGACTATCAAGAAATACTTCAATGGGTAGCAGATGGTAATACAATACAGGAGGCAGATTAATGGCACAGACACTTATAAATAATTTATCTTATTCAACACTAGATGCGACTAAGCTGTCTGGTAATTTGCCTGCTATTAGTGGTGCTAGTTTAACTGGTATAGCTAGTGATTTTGTTTTGGTACAATCTCAATCATCAACAAGTGCTAGTTCACTTTCTTTTACAACAGGTTTTGATGGAACATACGATAGTATGATGTTTGTTGTTAATAATTTAGATGTAAGTGATGATGGGTGTGATTTTTATGCAAGACCATTATTAGGCTCTGGTGGAAGCACAGAAGGAAGTGGTGGTATAGTTTATTCTGTTTTTGGATATGATACAACTGGTACTCAACAAAATCATACTTCAGGTAGCACAAGTAAAATTATGTTATTTGGTGGTGTTGATAATTATTCAACTTATAAAAGTGGATTAACACTTACTTTAGGAAAACCAGACGCAACAGGATTAAAAAGAATGTGGTGGCATGGTGCTTTTGAAAGAAATTCATCAGGTAACAATACTTCAGCTTTTGGGGGAGCTTGTTATACTGACAGTTCATCTGCAATTACAGGTATGAAGTTTTATCCTTCATCTGGTACTTTCGCTAGTGTTACAATTAACCATTACGGATTAAAGGGGTCTTAATATGCCAAGAATTAAAATGATTGATGGAATTGAATATCCTTATACAGCAGAAGAAGAAGCTAGAGCAGATACAGAAGAAGCAGAGTCTTTAGTTGAAATTAATGCAAGAAAAGAAAAACAAACATTAGAAGAAACTAACGCAAAAAACGGAAATCAAAAATTGTTAGATTTAGGATTAACACAATCTGAAGCAACAGCTTTAACTGGCTATACGCCACCAGAGGAATAATGATTAATCCTTGTCCTGATTGTGTAGATGGAAAGTGTACTTGTGGTAAATGAAAATATCAGACAACACGGCAATTTCAATGCCAATGCGAAATCTAATCGCTTTAATAATGGCAGTTGGAATTGGTATCTTTGCTTATAGTGATTTAACACAAAGAATAACAGAATTAGAAACTGCAAGACAGCTCATGGAAGCTGATCTTTTAAAAAAAGCAGAGCAAACTCCAGTAGATCAAGAGCAATATATGTTGTTAGAATTTTTATCTGGTCAGTTTGAAACAATGGAAAAAGAAATTCAATTCATTGAAAGCAATAATATCAACATAGACTTTTTAAAAAACCAAGTTGAAAAAATGCAAACAGATGTTGAAGAATTAAAAGATAAAGTGAGGAATAATGGGAGTCATTGAAACAGTTTTTAGTCTTTGTATGTTTGTTAATGGCTCGTTAGATGGTCACATGATGACCAATGGATTATCAGAGTGCTTGAAAGCTAAAAGACAGGCTGAACGCAACTTGGCAGATAATAGAAGTAATGTAATTCGTTATGAGTGTGGTCAAGTCAAAGCAGAGTTAAGACCAGATGCAGAAGGCAACATGAAAATTTATAAAATTATAGAGGATAAATACTAATGTTTGGATATTGTTTTTTTATGACACATGAAATGTATTATGTTTAAAATATTTGCGATGATTTGTATGCTTAATGTAGGAGAGTTAGATCAAACACTATGTTTTAAAAGTGAAGTACCTTTAAACTTTAACGATAATATAGAATGTAATTTAGCAAAAAACAATTTAGCTGATTATCTTGATGCTGATTTAAAAGAAAGAAAATTAACAGTCATATTTCAATGTGGCTCACATATAGGTAATTCAAATGTCTGATTGGCAAAAAGACGTAGCAGAATTAAAGACAGACGTTAAATATATCCGAGAGGATATAACTATAATGCAAAAACAAGTTAGAGACTTAAATCGCAATGCTAACATGGGTATTGGTGGACTTAAAGTAGCCTTGTTTATAGGTGGTATACTTGGAGCAATTTATACATTTTTTAGATTGATGGAATAGTGGTGCTGATGGGCAGAATCGAACTGCCGACCTCTATCTTACCAAGATAGCGTTCTACCACTGAACTACATCAGCAAGGAGAAGTATGAATACAAAATCTATACTTATATTAAGTGATAGTCATTTTCCTTATCAAATACCAGATTATTTTAAATGGATTAAAAAAATAAAGGAAAAAGTTAAACCAACTATGGTCATACATATTGGTGATCTAGTGGACTTTCATAGCATATCACAGCATTTACACAGTGCTGAGTTACCTAATATTAAATATGAAATAAAAGACGCAGTTAAATGCATCAAAAAGTTACGTAAAATATTTCCTTGTGAAATGAAAATCATGTGGGGTAACCACGACATTAGAATACAAAAACTAGCTGAGAAGTCATCTATACCTAATTCATTTTTAAAAGATATAAATGATATTTTAGAGATAGATCCTAAATGGAAATGGACATGGCACGACAAACTTATTGTTTCCTTGCCTAATAAAAATAAAGTTTTTTTTACGCATCATTTTAAATCAAACGTTTTATCAAGTGCAAAAGAACTAGGACTTTCATTGTGTGTTGGACATATGCATACCAAGGCGTCAATTGAGTACTACTCAAGTCCAATGGCTTTAAACTTTGGTTTAGCAACTGGGTGCAGCATTAATCCCAAGCACGAGGCTTTTAAATATCAAAAGAATTTTATTAAAAGACCTATTATAAGTGTAGCCTCTATTCAGAACTCTACACCTCATATTCATTTTATGCCTATAGAAAATGGAAAGTGGACAGGTCAAGTATGAAAACAAAAGATCCTTTAGTGCAAGAAGTCTTAAATAGAATGGCAGCACGTTCCGAGTCCGGAATTAAAAAGTTTGGTGTAACAATGGATCAAGCAAATCAAAGTCTTGAACATTGGATATTAAATACACAAGAAGAATTGGCAGACGCAATATTGTATCTTGAAAAGCTAAAGCAGGAGATACGAAAAAAGGAAACGTTATGGAATTTGAAGAACTCAAAGACAGAATAAAATCTCATGAAGGATTTTCACCCAAATTATACAAGGACACACTTGGTAAAAAAACTATAGGCTATGGACACCTGTGCTTAGACACTGAAGATTGGAAAGAGGGAGTTAATTATGACTCAAAACATCTTAATAAAGTGTTTGAATATGATTTTAATATAGCTGTCAAAGGTGCTGATGCATTGTTGTATGATTGTGGAGACGTTCCACAAAAAGTAAAAGAAGTAATTATTGAGATGGTTTTTCAAATGGGAAAAAAAGGTGTTGGAAATTTTAAAAAAATGTTTGCAGGAATAAAAGAACAAAAATTTGACGTTGCAAGTTTAGAGATGCTCGACTCACGTTGGGCAAAACAAACACCAAACAGAGCACACGCACTGTCAGATATAATGAAAGATGTTTAAATTAATTTTTTTGGTTTCTTTTCTTATCTTCGTAGCCACACAAATTGGTCAGCTATATTTATATTACAATCAGATTGAGGGTATATGTTAAACTTATTAATTAAACCATTGTTAGGAGTTGCCGGAGACGTTGTTAAAAATGTTGCAGCAACTCGCAAAGTTAAGGCAGAACAAAAGATAACAGAAATAAAAGCAAAAACTTCTTTGATGGAAAAACAAATCAAAGGAGAGATGGATTGGGATATTGAGGCAATAAAAGGATCTAAGGACTCGTGGAAAGACGAGTGGATTTTAGTATTGTGGAGTGTTCCAATGATAATGATATGGATACCACCTCTTCAAGTTTATGTTGAGTCTGGCTTCCTAGCATTAAAAGATAACGTTCCGGATTGGTATTTTTGGACTTGGGGTGCGATTGTATCTGCAAGTTATGGAATCAAAGGTGCTACTAAATTTTTTAAAAAATAGGAGGTAATATGAAATTATTACAAGACTTATGGAACCACTTAAAAGAGTGGTCTGACTGGTCAATGAAAGATTGGATTAAAGCAGGTATTGTTGCTGTAATCGTAATCGCAGTTATTGGTGCTATTTAATTAATGGCAGATCCAAGATTAAAAAGAGCAGGAGTAAGTGGTTTTAATAAACCTAAACGCACTCCGAAGCATCCTAAAAAATCTCACATCGTTGTTGCCAAAGAGGGTGATAAAATTAAAACCATTCGCTTTGGTCAGCAAGGTGTGTCTGGAGATAAAAAAATGACCAAGAGAGCTAAGTCTTTTAAAGCAAGACATGGCAAGAATATTAAAAAAGGTAAGATGTCTGCTGCTTATTGGTCAAACAAAGTAAAGTGGTAGAGCAAGAATTAAAAAGAATTGCTGAAGTTTTGACAGGAACTTTCACAATAGCAGATTGGAAACAACCATTAGTAGTGAGGAGAAATGAAAAAAAAACCGGTATGGGAAAAGCCAAGACCAAAAAGTCTCGGCAAACCAAAGAAGATAAAAAATAAAAAAGGTTATGCTGCTGCTAAGAAAAAAGCAGACAAAAAGTTTGGTAAAAAAACAAGTTTAGTGAAAAATATGTATATCTCTAAACAAATGAAAAAGAAGTGAGAACGATAACAGAAGATATATTATCATGGTCTAAGGACTTCTTAGAAATACCAAATAAACATTTAAACAATTTTCCTGTTTGCCCTTATGCAAAAAAGACAAGGCTAGACAATCAAGTTAATATTATAGAGCACAACGACTCTTCAACATACCTTGAGGCTTTAATTAAAGAAGCTAATAATTTTAAAGGTAAAATTTCCATCGTTGCTTGTTCTGATCTATCCATAACTGCTGATGAACTAGCCGACTATATTCACGCACTTAATTATATATATGTGCCAAAAGACGTTTACTTAATGGCATCTCATCCAGAAGATTTTGATGAGGAAATAGACTTTCTGCAAGACACAACTTGGGAGAGTCATAACGATTTCTTAATGGTATTAATACAACCATTTGATGAGCTTGAAGCAGCAAGTAAATCATTAAATAAAATTGGTTATTATAAGAATTGGAACAAAGATTATTTAAGTGGAACAGTTGAACAAAGAAAACAATATAAACATTTAAGAAAAAAATGAAGATAGTTTTAGTTACTTGGCTTGATACAAATGAAAACTCTCTGGGTGGTTGGATTGAAAAAGCAGATCTTGATAAGTCTAACGTTTGTAGTGTGGACTCTCTTGGTTGGTTATATAAAGAAACAGATGAGTTTGTTGTTATATTAGCTGATAAAGATACTCACGATGAGGATGATCTATTTGGTCGAAGCCAAGTCATCCCCAGAGGAGTTATAAAAGATATTAAGTATTTGAGTTAATTCTATCTTT